ACTCCCCCGAGGCTCACCCCGCGGCTTCGCCCCGCGCGGGCCCAGGGGTGTGGTTCGCCGGACGGATACGGTGTACCAGCGATGGATGAGTCCATCTTCCTCCGCCAGTTCCAGGAATCGGGCGACCTTGCGCGACGATAGCCCGGCCTGCTCGGCGTCGAAGACGATGCGCATCTGGCTCTTCGGTTCCTGGCCGATGAACCGCGCCACAAAGGATTCCACAGTCCAGGCCGGGGTCTCCGACCCGCCTTCGCCGTCGCCGCCGGACGATTTCTTCTTGCCGCCTTCCTTCCTGAGCGCGGTAGGGTCGAGGCTCTCGTCCGGCATCCAGAGCGGCCAAGCCCAGCGTAGGCAGATCGGTTCCTTGGGCGGCCACGACCGCACCGCCGCTTCCATGACGACCGCGTCTTCCTCCTCGTGGCGGCGAAGGACCAAGTGCGTGTCCGTGGCGCGGGATTGCGCGCCCGCTCCCGCCCCGACGTCCGTGACTTCCTTGAGCGACTGATTGCCCTTGGACGTGTGGTGAATGATGACGAACGAGCACTTCAGGTGATCGGCGTAGGAGTCCAGGTAGTTGTAGAGGCTGGCCATGGTGCCGTTGTCGTTCTCGTCGGCGCGCATGGGCAGGAAGCGGTAGAAGGCGTCGAGGATGACCACCTTGAACCGCCCGGGCGCGAACTGCCGGAAATACGGCCCGAGCGCGAAGAGGTCCACCAGCCGTCCGCGCAGGTTCTCGACGTAAAGGCGGTTGGCAACCATCCCGATGTCGATGCCGCGCCGTTCGGCCACCTTGGGAATGCGGTTGGCGGACGTCTCGCCGTGGAGTTCGTTATCCAGGATGAGCACGTCGCCCTGCACGCAGTCCATGCCGAGCCAGGGCCGCCCGGTGGCGATGGCGAGAGCGAGGTCAATGACCAGCCAGCTCTTTCCCGTTTTCGACGGGGCGATAACGTTCATCGTCTCGCCCTGGCGCAAGAGTCCCTCGATGACCGGCGGTCGTAGAGACGGGTAGGCGGCGATGAGTTCCCCGAGGCTCTTGGGAGTCGAGATGGTAGGCTGCTCGCCGGCTTTCGCGCCGGATTGGGAGTTCTGGCCGGGCGCGAACCTGGAAAGGTCCACGCCTTCGGCCGAACTCTCTTGCGCGCCCCGCCGCGCCAAGGCGATGGTCTTGGCGATGTAGTCGGCGCGCATAGCCTTCTCCGGCTTGTGGCCATGTCTGCGCCGGACGGCGATGAGAAGGTCGGCAATCTCCTGGTCATCCCAGCCGTTCAGAGCGGCGATGTCGGCGAGCGACTGGTCGTAAGCGCTCTGCGATTGGTCGGCGAAATCGCCACGCCACTGGTTCCACGAGTCCGAGAACTTTTGCGAGCCGTACACCAGTCGCTGAAACTTGTCCGCAGGCGGCTCGGCGTCCGGCCGGAGCGCGAGCGCGCCGACCTGGACTTCGGGCGTCTCGGCCGGAATCTCCTCGGCCATGAAGGTCTCGAAGTCGCAGGGGTTGTACCGGCGGTCGTTCGACTCGATGACGCGGACCTCGACCGGAAGCTCGCTCTTGCGGTTCACCGTGCCAGGCAATCGCAGGACGCGCGCCAGGTCGCCGACCGAGTCAACATCCCAGCCGAGGGAACGCGCCGCGTTTCGGACAGTCTCCACCCATCCCCGTGCGGTCTTCGCGGCCACGAGACGCTCCGCGTCCGTCTCGAACGTCCACGGCTCTTTGAAGAGCCAGTAGGCGTGCAGTCCGTGGCCGGAATCCACGAGCATGCTCGGCGCGAGCGGCAGCTTCTCCAGGATGGTCCGGGCTTCGTCGAGCGTGCGCGGCAGCGGCTTGGTAGCGCGCCATGGCGCGGCGAGGTCGATGTCCGCCCAGAGGCCCACGATTGCTACGATGTCAGACGCGGCGTTGCGCCGGTTGAAGTTCGCACTGGCCAGGCCGACGCCGAAGTAGACGTCCTTGGTCTTCGCCTCCTCGGTCGCATGGAGCGCGGCGGCGGTGAGCGAGGAGAAGTGTCGCGCCCGCCGGTCGGGCAGCGTGAAGACGCAGAGCCGCCGGTTCTCGGCGAGGGCGTCGGCGAATAGCGTGTTCAGAAACTGTTCCATGCGATCCCTCATTCTCGCCCAGCCGAATGCGCATCCCGTTCGACCTTGCGAAGCGCCACCATCTCCCGAATGAGCGCAACGTTGTTTCGATATGGCGCGTATTTGCCGCCGTCCTGCGAGACCGTGATGTTCGTGGTCGGGCATCTGAACCAAGGCAGGACATAGAAATTCTGCGTGTCCAGCTGCCAGAGAAGAATCACGTCTGACTGGGGATGTTTGCCGCTGCGATAGAACCATCCGCTGCAATATCCGTATCGACAGAAACGCGCCGCCTTGACATCAACCCGAAGAACATTGTCAACCAGAAGGTCGAACGGGCATTTCACGCCGTCGCGGCGCACGACGGAAAAACCAAGGGACTCCAGTCGAGATGCGGCGGCCTCTTCGCCTTCCCATCCGACATCGGACTCGCTTGTTTGTCGTCCGATTCCAATGCGTTTTGACCAGTTCAAGAAACCTCCGCGTTTGGAGACCTGATTGGCAAGGTCGCCACGGCCCATTTCCGCCAGTTCTCGACAGCTCGGGAAATGACCGACGGCATTCGCAATCAACCGCAAGTCGTTCTCGATGGCCGTTTCGCTCCACGAACGCATGCTTTGCATCGCTCCTAGAAGGGCACGGTTTCGTCATCGTCCGCGACGTTCGCCACGGCTTCACGCTCGGGGGAAGGCTCCACGTCGTCCCAGCCGGGTTCGCGGTAGAAGGGCTTCTCGCCGAGTTCGTAGCCGACGATGCGGTCGAACTCCTCGCCGGACACGGACCTAACGGTGATGCTCTTGGTTTGGGCCAGCGCCCCGTGTTCGGCGAAGTAGACCGCCTCCTCTGCGGTCTCCGGCACGGGAACGTTCGAGCGGCGCTTCCACCAGAGTTCGGCCTTGTGCCGGGCGTAGCCGGTGTGCTCGATGCAAATCCACTCGGACTGCCAGCGGTTGAACCCGATGCGGTATTCGACGCGCATCGAGCGCGGCGCGTCCGGCGGCGCGTTGCGCTTCACGTGGACGCCGTAGACCACCTCCTGCACGGGGTGGGTCTCGATTGTTACATCGCCGGACAGGATGCCCTCGGAGCCCGCGGTGGCCGCGTGCCTGGCCTTCCGCTCGTCCTCGCGCTTGAAGAAGTCGTGGCCGCAGTCGGGGCAGACCGAGTAGCCCGTGCCGACAACAGAATGGCATTGCGGACATTCCTTGGCCGGGGCCGTTCCATTGGCCTTGCCGTCCTCGATGCGGATGGCGTCCACGGGTCCGTGCCGAAGCACGTTCCCGCCGAAGTCGAGCACGAGGCAGTCCTTTTTCCCATCGCAGAGTCGGAAGCCCCTCCAGACCATCTGGTAGTAAAGCCCCGGTGACATCGTGGGCCGGAGCATGGCGACGCAGTCGATATTCGGCGCGTCGAAGCCGGTCGTGAGGACGTTGACATTCACGAGGTACTTGAGCCGCCCGGCCTTGAAGTCCTGGAGCGCGCGGTCGCGCTCGAAGTCGAGCGTTTCGCCGAAGACGGTCTCGACCGTCGCGCCCATGCGCCGGAGCGTCTCAGCCACGTGCGTCCCATGCTGGATGCCGCTCGTGAAGACGAGGCAGGACTTGCGGTCGCGGGTGTAGTCGAGGATTTCGCGGCAGGCCGATTCCACGAGGACGTCGGTGTCCATGAGCGTCTCTACTTCGCTGGCGATGTATTCGCCTGCCCGGACGTGGAGGTCGCTCGTGTCGGCCTTCTCGCGCCCGGCCTTAGCCTTGAGCGGGCAGAGGTATCCCTGGACGATGAGTTCGCGGACGCCGATCTCGTAGCAGACGGCGTTGAGGACGTTCTCAGGCGCGCAGATAGAGCCGGACGTCATCCTGAATGGCGTCGCCGTGAGGCCGATGACGCGCAGTGCCGGGTTCGTTTCCTTGAGTCCCGCCAAGAGCGTGCGGTACATGCCGTCGCCGTCGGGGGGAATCATGTGTGCCTCATCGATTACGACGAGGTCGAACCGGCCCAGCTCCGCCGCCCGCTTGTAGACCGACTGCACGCCCGCCACGATGATGGGGTGCTCGGTGTCGCGGCTCTTCAGTCCAGCCGAGTAGACGCCGACCTGCATCATCATCTCCGGCGCGACGAGCCGGAGCTTCTCCACGGCCTGTTCGAGGAGTTCCTTCACGTGCGCGACGATGAGGACGCGGCCCTGCCAGCGGCCGACCGCGTCCTTGCAGACGGTCGCCATGACCGGCGTCTTCCCGCCCGCCGTGGGGATGACGATGCATGGGTTGTCGTCGTGCTCGCGCAGGTATCGGTAGAGCGCCTCGACGGCGTCCTGTTGATAGGGACGGAGTTCCATTTCAGACCAAGACCTCCGAATGCTCCGATGCGTAGGGACAATGCTTGGGGACTTCGGAGATTTCGGTCATGCCGAATACCGTCCCCAGGAGCCGCCGCGTCGGGGGATGGACCACGCGCCGGGCGACGATCTCCGGGGGGCAGAAGACGAGGCCGTCCGCCCAGTCCTCCGCCTCCCACGGTTTCTCGTGCCGCTGAAAGCACCGTTTGCATACCGATTCGTTCAACATCGCCGGACCTCCTCGATCTTGACCACCGTTCTGCCGCCGACCGCCATATCGCATTTCTCCACCTCGAGCTTCACGATCTGGCTGTCGTCGCGGTACGCGCCGCCGTGTTCGAGCGCGTCAAGGAGCGCCTTCATCGCGTTGTCCACGTCCCTGCGCCGGTTGTCCGGCGGATGGAGTTCGATGACGACGCGGAGCGGGCCGTCGAGAGGCTTCACCCCCGCCAGCGCCAGGACCGAGCGCACGCGTTCGCGGAACGCTCGGCCCTGGCGGCTGATGAGCACACGCGGTCCCACGTGCCGCCAGTAGTTGTTCACGCTGGGCGGATATGGGAGCGCAACCTCTGTCATCCGCGCCTCCAGGGGGGCGTTGGATTCGCGGCCTGCGCCGGCCTCGCGCCGTTGGCCGTCTCGCGCTTGGCGAACCCCTTGATCTCGTTCCGCACCTCGCCGTCCGCGTCGGTCTTCTGCTTCACGCTGATGACCAGCGGCAGGTTGTGCAGCTCACAAGAATCCTTCGGCTCCAGCACGCCGACCGCGCGGCAGAGGGCGGAGAGTTCCGCCCGCGCGATCTTCACAGCGAGCGGGTTCGGGTTGTCGAGGTTGAGGCGCGACCAGAGCAGGCGGTTCTTGAACTCGCCCTCGATGATCTGGAAGGTCAGCTCCAGGAAGCTGCCGCTCCCGGACTTGGTCGCCTTCATCTCCGACGCCGTGACGACGGCCACGTACTTCCCCGGCGGGATGGCCTCGAAGTCGGTCGCCGGTTCCACCTGGTTCGCGTTGAATCCGTTGAGATTAGCCATGGGCCACGTCTCCTTTCTGAACGGGGGTTTGCTGGGTCAGACCCGCGAACAGCGCGGGCCATGAAAGCGGCAGTTCTGTGGGCAGGTCGTAACGGTTCTTCGCCACGCATGACGGCCCGCCCACCGTGCGCAGGACGCGTTCGCCGCCCTCGGCTCCCACGCTGACCGCGATGGTCCGCGTGCGGCCGAAGCCGGTGTCCTCAGTCTGCGTCCGAATCTTCCGGGTGGCGAAGAGCACGGCGTCGCACCACTCCGTGAGGAGCGCGCAGGCATGCTTGTGAAGCCGGGGCGAATAGCGGTCGTAGGTCGTCGCCTCGGGGTCCTCGAACTTCTCCACCTTGGCGTGGGCGATGAGGATGACCGCCAGGCCCTTGCCGACGCGGAGCGCGTTCAGCGCATCCACGACCCGCCGCCAGTGCGTCAGGGCATGGACGTAACCGCGTTGGTAGCCGCCGTCGGCCTTCTCGATGCTCGATACGCGGAACTCGCGGCAGACCGCGTCCCAGATGAGCCGCTCCAGCCAATCGAGGCTGTCGATGACGACCGTCTGGTAGTCGTGCTGCTCCGCGCCGAGTTCCGTGAGCGCAGCCAGCACGTCGTCCACGCTCGCGGCGAGCGGGAACTTCTCGCAGGCGATCTCGTTCAGGCCGTCCTCGGTCTGCACGAAGATCGGTTTCGGCGCGTTCGCCGCCAGCGTGCTCTTGCCGATGCCCTCCGTTCCGTAGACCATCAGCCGCGGCGGCATCGGCTGCTTGCCGCGCTGGATGGCTTGCATGAGTCCCATTTGTCACTGTCTCCTTGCCCGTCTCCGGGCGAAAAAGAGCGGCGGGCGGACAGGCACGGGGAGTCTCAACCGGGTGGCCCTATCCCGGCCACGCCATCCCGTCCGCGCCGCGCGCTCAGACGTAATCAAAGAAACGGACCTCCTCGTAACCCGTGGGCCATGAGTCCGAAGCTTTGCACTGTTTGAGCCGCTCGACCGCCGCCTCGTTATCGAGCTGGCAGATGGCAAGCGCCTGCTCCGACACCTGCCACACGCCGCACCGGAACGGCGGCTTCTTCTCGACCGCGATGAAATGAACCGGGAACGCGCCTCCGGCGGCGACGCGCAGGACGGCGCGGTAGAACGCCATCTGGTGCGCGTACTGGAAGCGCCGCGCGTCGGCCTCGAACCACGTGAGGTCGTCGCACGTTTTCAAGTCCACGATGCCGTGGAGCGGGTGAAACCAGTCGAGACGCGCTTGGCACGGCACGCCGCAGTATTCGGCGCGCACCACACCTTCGGCGATGCCGTCCGACAGAAGGTCGAGTGCCAGCCGGTGCGACCGGACGCCGGTCGCCATATTGACGATGAGGGCGAACTGCTCGTCGGTCAGGACGGGCTTGCCCTGCGCCGCCGCCCAGTCGGCGTAGGCCTGGGTGTTCGCGCCGTAGGGCTTGCCGGTGCGGGTGTTGATGGGCCCGCCGACTGCGTACTCCGCGTCGAACCTCTCGCGCCCTTCGAGAATGAGCACGTGGGACGCGCGGCCCAGAAGGTAAGCGGGCCGGTCCTCGTCCGGTACGAGCCCCTGGACCTTCTGCCAGAAGAGCAGCGGGCACCGGCGGAAGTCCGCGAGCTGATGCGAGGTGAGATGCGTCTTGGCCTTCTCGCGGTATTCGGCGTCGGTCTCGCGGATGAGAAAGTCAGGCTTCTTCGGCGTGGTCACGGCTGCACCTCCTGGGGCTGCGCCGTGAACCAGGTGATGCTGAGCCTGCCGGTGACGGCGCAGATGCGGGAACGGCCGTTCGTGACGAGTCCGGCCTCGCGGAGTTCCGGCAGACGCCGGGAGGGCGCGTGCCGCTCCAGACCGGTCGCCACGGCGATCTCCGCCGCCGTCTTGCCGGGGTTTTTCAATACTTCCGCGAGGCAGAGCTGCCGCTGCGCGTGAGCGCGTCCACTCGCTTCGGCCTCTTCTGCCGCTTGGTGGGACGTGAGTGGGTCCGTCCTTCTTGCTCGGGCCATTTCTTGTCTCCCTGCGACTCGGCGGCGGACCATTCCGCCGCGCCACAGGGTTGTTTGCCGCTCGGCAGGCTCATTGTTGAGAACCGCTCAAAAACATATGCGTGCATAATGCGCGCATGAGCCTGTGAGCCCGCGCATCATGCACGCACATGATTCTGGCGGTTGCATAATGAGCCGTAATGAGATCAGCCCGATGAGCCATAAATATAGATGTCCGCGCTCCGAATGGTTCGGAGCCAAGGCCCACTTTTCTGAAAGGGTGCGGACATGCGAAACGATTACGGTCAGTTGGTCGAGGCGTGGAAGGTTGATCTCATCTTGGACAGGGCGCGGAGAAAGGGATTCCGGCCCGACGAGTTGGAGGACGTTCAACAGGATGTTATTCAGGCGGTGATGGACTTCCGGTTCGAGCCGGAAAAGTCCAACGGCGCGACGGAGAACACAGCGCTCACCGCCCTCATCGACAAGCAGCTCACATTCATTCAGCGCGGCAGGGCCCGCCACCACAAGCATCACGAACGGTTCAAGGAACTCATGGGCGTCCGGGACGGCCAACCCGTCCAGGACGCGATGGTCGAGTCCCAGGAGCGCGCTGTCGCGCTGGCGCTCGACGTCCGGGATGCGGTCGCCAGGCTCACGCCGCAGGAGCAGGTCATCTGCGCAGCGCTGTCCAGAGGCGAGAACCGCTTCAACATTGCCAAGGCAATAGGCGTGTCTCGCTATGAGCTTGACCGGGCAATCGACCGCATCCGGGAACAGTTTGAGAAGCGCGGTCTCGACGCATGGGTGCGCGGCCTATGAACAAGACATGCGCAATCGTTGGGCAGGAAGAAATCTCGCAGATTCCCGAAGAAACCACTGGATTTCCGGCGGGGAATCCGCCTCATGATCCCTTGCCCGAAGCGGCTTCGGGACGTCCGCTGTCCCTCGCGTGGATAACGGACGACCTCCTGCGGTACACGCAAGAGGTCTGGTCCAGGGCCTACGGACGCCCGGTCTCGGAGGACGAGGCGATTGAGATGCTGCTCAACGTCAAACGCCTTGCCGAGGTCATGCTGAAGATCGAAGGGCGGAAAGGAGGCGTGCACGAATGAATGTCGTGATTTGGGCGCGGGTGTCGTCCCGCGAACAGAAGGAAGGGTACTCGATTGACGCCCAGTTGCGCGCCTGCCGCGACCGGGCGACCAAGAACGGCTGGACAGCCTTGCGGGAGTTCGTGGTGGCCGAGTCGGCCAAGCGAGGCGCGGAACGGGTCGCCTTCAACGATATGTTCCGGTGGGTAAGGGCCAACGCCAAGCGCGAGAAGATCAAGGTCATCCTTTCCCACAAGCTCGACCGTGTCTGCCGGAACATGCGAGACGCCGTCAGGCTTCAGGAACTCGAAGACGAGTGCGGCGTCCAGCTCGCCTTCGTAGAGAACCAGTTCGGCCCTGGCGCGGCTGGTGCGCTGTCCTTCAACGTCATGGCCGCCGTGGCGCAGTACTACTCGGACAACCTACGCACCGAGGTCTTGAAAGGCATGGACGAGAAGGTCCGCCAAGGATGGCCCACGGGACTCGCGCCTTACGGCTACCTTAACGTGGAGGATAAGAACGAGCCGGTCCAGCCCCATCCCGTGGAGTCGAAGGCCGTCCTTCGCATCTTCGAGCTCTACTCCACCGGCAGGTACACCTTCGAGCGCCTGCGGGACCAACTCGCGGCGGAAGGGTTCATTTACCGACCGAGCCAACCGAGCTTCAACCGGTCGGCTCTGTCCTACATCCTGAATAACCGGTTCTACATCGGCGAACTGCATCGCAACGGGAGTGTCCACCAAGGCAAGTACCGGCTCCTCATCGACCGGAAGACCTTCGAGACGTGCCAGGACATCCTGAATGGCCGGAACCGCCGTATGTCGCATCACGTCCACCTGTTTTCCGGCGGGCTTATCCGGTGCGCGTACTGCGGCTTCGCCATGACCGGCGAGCGCATTCGGCGCAAACTCCTTGACGGCGGTGTCCGCGAGCACGTCTATTACCGGTGCGCCAACAACAATCCGGCCGGTGACCATCCGCCGCTTCGGTGGCGAGAGGAGGACTTGGAGGACATCATCCGGGAGGAACTGGGCTCGTTCAAGATGCCGCCCGACATCGCCGAGTGGTTCCGAGCCACCATCCGGGCGGCCTTCTCGGATGTCGAGGATCTCCAGCGGCAACGGAAACAGGCGCTCGCCAAACGCCGCACGGAACTTGCCGGGATGCAAGACCGTCTCCTCACCGGCTACCTTTCGGGAGCCATCGAGGAAGCAGTCTTCCAAGCGAAAACGGCGGAACTGAAGCGCCAGACGGCGGAAGTGGAGGAATCGCTCAGCCGGGCAAACAACTACGCCCCTGACGCGCCCGTGCGCGCCCTGGCGCTATTCGATTTCAGCCAGAGGCTCGCGGAATTGTGGGAAGGTTCAAACTCGGAGGAGAAACGCGAGATTCTGGATTGCGTGAGTTTGAACCGTACCGTATCGAGCGTAAGTCTCGCTCTGACAAAGAGAAGGCCGTTCGACTTTCTCGCCGAACGGCCCTTTTTGAAAAATGGTCGGGGCGACTGGATTCGAACCAGCGACCTCTTGAACCCCATTCAAGCGCGCTAG